AGAACAAGTAACCTTGTTTGAATTGGCATCACATCTAAACATCTGTTTGCAATTTTTACATTCTTTGTGATGACCTTTTCTTATCATTTTTAGACCTTTGTTCGTTCATTCTTCGCTTTAAGTCATCGGCGGCATCTTGCCCGCGCTTGGCGGCAATGTCTTTAATGATTTTTGACCACCATTCGATTGCTTCCCCGCGCCCTTCTTCCAATTGCTTTTTCCGAAATCTAGCAACCCATTCGCGTGCTTCAGAATCCTTAAAGTGTTCCATATCCATCAATGTCGCCTGTGAATTTCAATGCACGGGTTATAAGCCAATCAGGGTACGAAATACCTTCTTTAACTTTGTCCAAAATGCGCATCGCTATTTCTTTGTTCATGCTTTAACCCTTAATTCAGCCATTCGTGCAAGTTCTGCAAGGTTTGGCGGTCGGGTTATGCGTTCATCGTTTTTAATCTTTTCTAACGCGGGGTCGGGCAGATTGCTTGGCGGTACGGTGATACGGCTTATATCCGCAGGGTTTGTTCTTTGCGCAACCCAATCTGCTTTAAATGCTAACCAACCACGAACACAACATTCCGTTAATGCTTTTTCCAATGTCCAACCCGCTTTGTTGGCTTCTTCTTTGATGTTGTCAATAACCCTCGGTGTTACGGGTGCGCGTTTTCTAATTCTTAAAGATTTGAATTCTTCCCAAATTTCGGATGAAACGCCTTCAGGCGGTGTTGCTGTTTTAGTTACGGTTTTAGTTTCGGTTTCGGTTACGGTTAAAGGTACATTCGTATGTATGTCGCATACAGTTGTATGCAGTTGTATATCATCGTATGTATTTGCAGGGAACTTGCTTTCTTTTGCACGGGGGATGTTGTCCCATTTAGTCATTTGTAAATATGGCTTGTCCTGAACCATATAAATTTCAATCAAACCGTTTTCTGCAAGTTCTTTCATCAGAACTTCGGTTTTAGTAGCGTTGATTGAATCCTTTACGGGAAAACAAGCCGCTTTAATCATTGGGGGGCGGGCATCGTAACGCCCAAAGTCATCTACCGTTACAAGCAATCGGTAGTAAAGATTTTCTGCTAATGGAGAAAGTTTTTCGATGGCTTCGCTGTCGCGAATACCTGATTTCAGATACCTAGTAGGCATAATTTCACCGCTTTAAAAACGCCCTTTGGAAAGAAACGGCGGCAGGGGAAAGGGTGAACCCTTTTCGGTTAGGTAGCAACTCCCAACCTAGCCGTGTTTCAAAAAATTGTATCAAAGAATCAGCAGTTCATGCAAAACTTTGTGTTCTTCATGTGTCATTTGCCAATACTCATGTTGCGCTTTGTCTTTATACCAATGGTAAAAAACCAAATGGTATAGCGAATCTTTCATTGATTCGTTTTCAGTTGCAAACGCCATGTGCTGAACCATGAACGATTTGTACTGCAAATAATTTGTTATCTTTTTCATCAAGCGCTTTCTAATGTTAAAGGTTTTGCAGAACCCCTGCGAAAATTGCATTTACGGAACACGGGTTCTACTTCTAATGGCTTGTTGTAATCGCGGTGTTCATAACATTGTGCTTGGCTACCGCAATCAACGCATATAAGGGTTTTTACGGATGCAAGTGCGCCTGTTTTAACGGCTTTGTTAACCGCGGCTATTGCTTCCAACATTCCTATTTTGTTCTTGCCAGTAGCACATGGCAAACAAGTTCTAGCCAAATGATGCCTACCAACAATTTCATCATTGCAAAAGTTACAGTTCATTTTTAAACCCTTTTGTTTAAAAAAACCTTTGGATGCGCCAATTTAACTGATGCGGGTATTCCCCTAGTTAACCAGTTATGAACCCTTTGCGGAGAATTGATGCCGATGCGCTTGGCTACCGCGGTAGTGCCGCCCAATAGGGTTATCAATTCTTTGTCGGCTTGTATTTGGTCTTGTTTCGTCATAGTTGCATCATAACAACATTTTGCAAAAAATAAACAAATTGTGAAAATATTTTAAACAAACTGTTGACGATGTGATTTTGTTTGTTATACTTCACCCATGCCTCAAACTTCTTGGGGTCTTATAGGAGAAACAGAAATGAACAAACATACTGCAATTTGCCCTAACGGTTCTATCGTTACACGCAACAGCAAAACTCATGCTTATAACCATTGCGTAGTTTCCTATCGCAAATGCTTAAATGATTGGATTGTGTTGGGTTGGGCATCACGCGCAGACCTTGCACAAAATTTGGTAAATCTTGAACAGCGCAAATTTAATTCTTTTGCCAATCAACCTGAATATGTAAAAAGCAATTGGGGCGAAACATTGCAATGCCAAATTCTTCAAGTAACAACAATCTAAAAAACGGGGGCTTAGTCCCCCATCAAAGGACAAAACAAAATGAAACAAAAAATCATCACCACAATTATCGAATGTGCCTTGGCTATCGTCATCTTTGGCGGTTGGGGCGTACTGTTGGCTTGGAGGGGTTAAACATGAACGCATTTCCAACAGGCATTATTACTGATGACAAAGGAATAATTATTGGCGGCAGTAATGGCATGACCTTGCGTGACTACTTTGCGGCTAAAGCAATTCAATCTGTAATTCTTGCTGAACATTCAAAAAATGAATTTAATGAAATACAAGCGGTAATGGCTTATGAAGTAGCTGATGCAATGATGAAAGCAAGGAAACTATGAACACACGATTTCTAAAACGCGTTCGCGCCATCTTTGCCGCCTACGATGCACCGCCTGAAGTTATCCGTTCCTATCAACGGCAATGGGTTCGTTCGGTTCGCCAACTTGGGGATAACTGGTTAATTGCTAAACAAGTAAAAAGGATTGAACAATGAAACAAATTGCTACGGCATTGGTGCAAGCACAAAAGGCATTTGCACCCGCTTTAAAGAACGCCTACAACCCGCATTTCAAAAACAAATACGCTGACCTTGCCGCGTGTGTTGAAGCGGTTATAGACGCGCTAAACAATAACGGCATTGCCCTTGTGCAAAAAACCCGTGAATGTGTAGGCGGCGTAATGGTTGAAACCATCTTTGTCCATGAATCAGGCGAAACAATTGATTGCGGCGTTTTGCAGTTTCCCGTAGTTAAGAATGACCCGCCCGCTTATATGTCGGCATTGACCTACGCCCGCCGCGGTTCGTTGATGGCGGCTTGTGGAATTGCACCTGAAGATGATGATGGCGCAATGGCAACTATCCCTGCAAAGAATGTTGACGAAAGCGCCCTTATAGACCATTTGGCGACTATTGAGGCATCAACCGACCAAGATGATTTGAAAGCCGCCTACAAAGCCGCTTATGCCGCTTGTAACGGCAATGCTGATTGGCAAAAGAAAGTTATTTCCGCAAAAGATAAAGTAAAGGCTAAATTATGAAATACGCGACTGAAGCATACGATGTGTTGGTTGAACAGTTAAAAGCAGAAAAGCAAGAACTGTACGATAGGCTTGATGAAGAAATTGGCACAAATTCAACAATCATTTTGGGTTTGCTTAAATACATTGCAAACAAAATTGATTTGGAATCTGCAATGGAAATTGCCAAGTTTTACGATTCGCAATACCCCGATGAACAATTGGTTCGTTATATTGAAGATGAATTTGGGGCATCTAATGATTGAACAAGGTACACCCGAATGGTTTGCCGCCCGCTTGGGCAATGTCACGGCATCCCGCGTTGCTGATGTAATCGCTAAAACTAAAAGCGGTTATTCAGCATCACGCGATAACTACATGGCGCAATTGATTTGCGAACGCATGACAAACACGGTTGCAGAATCGTATAGCAATGCGGCTATGCAATGGGGTACGGAAACAGAACCGTTAGCCCGTGCCGCGTATGAATCTTATGCGGATGTTTTGGTTGACCAAGTTGGTTATGTTCCAAACCCTTGGCTTGGTCGCGCAGGGGCTTCACCTGATGGGCTAGTAGGCAAACAAGGATTGATTGAAATCAAATGCCCTAACACCGCCACGCACATTGATACATTGCTAAGTGAAACCGTACCTACAAAGTACATCACACAAATGCAATGGCAAATGGCTTGTACGGGTCGCCGATGGTGTGATTTTGTATCGTTCGACCCGCGTTTGCCTGATGGTTTGCAGTTGTTTGTTAAGCGCGTTGAATACGATTCAGAATATATTGCAATGCTTGAAAAAGAAGTTGCATTATTCTTAGAAGAATTAGACACAAAGATTTTTAAACTGAACGAAAGACTAAACCATGTCAACTAAATTAGACCTTATCGCTGTTGTCGGTGAATACACCGATGCCCAAGGCAATAACAAAAAACGCTTTTCTAAAATTGGTACGCTTTGGGATAAAGGGCAACAAGGTATTAGTTTAAAGATTGACCACATCCCCGTTAGTTGGGACGGTTGGTTAAGTGCTAAACCGCCGCTTGAGCCTCGCACACCGCAACGCCAAGCCGCGCCTATGCCTGATGATTTTGACGTACCGTTTTGATGTTGGGGTAGCGCCCTAACCAAACTTGGAAACTGTAACAGTATCGGGATAAACAAGTTGGAAAGCATAGACCTAATGATTCGCTTGGCTTATGGTCGCAAGCCACGAATGACAAGCAAAATACTTAGGTAATTCCCGACCAAACAAAGGGGGGAAAGTTGCATTTGCGGCAACCAAATTAGGTTATGCGACGAAGCGTAAATGTGATTAGTACCCCCGCCTTATAGGACACTACAAAATGGATGATTTGTTTGAAAAAGAATACTTAGCCAAGATTAGTAAAGATTACTTGAAAGTCTTGCAAGGCGATGGCGGGCATTGCCCATGCTGTAAACGCTTTGGTAAGTACAACGGGTTCACCATCACGCATAAGAACGCGCAAGCCTTGGTGTGGATTTACCAAAGTGCCGCTGTTGATGGTTGGGTGAACACCGCTAAAAATGCACCACGCGAATTTATGCGGGCTAAAACTTTTACCAATATGCGTTATTGGGGCTTGATTGAAGCACACCCAAACGATAGGAAAGAAGTTAAAGGGTCGGGCTATTGGCGCATTACGCAAAAAGGCGTTGACTACATCAGCGGCAAAATGCGCTTGCCTAAGAAAGTATTTATTTACAATCGCCAGTTGGTTGGCTTTGGCGAACAACAAGTTTACTTTAAAGAATGTTTTAAAGAATACTTCAACCTTGAAGAAGCCATGAGTTCACAATTTAACAAAGAAGCAATATGAGTTACGCAAATGCAGAAATCGCCGTTATCCAATGGGGTGAAGCCCGCGGCATCGTACAAAACAGTACACCCTATGCGCAAGCCCTAAAAACAAAAGAAGAATTAGACGAATTGTTTGATGCAATATCCAAACAAGATGTAGCCGCAATGAAAGATGCTTACGGCGATATTTTGGTTACGCTTATCATGGGTTGCGCTTGCGCTGATTTGGATTTGGTCGAATGTCTTAAAGGCGCATACGATGAAATCAAACACCGCAAAGGTTACTTAAATGCCGATGGCATCTTTGTAAAAGAATCAACTTAAAAACAAGTCGCGTTCGGCTTTCCTACGCTTAACCAAGCCTTTAACTTCTTTGCCGCCCGCTTTTGTCCATAACAAAAAAGCATGGGCGGCATCATGCCATTCACCGCGGTTTACTTTCATGCGAATGGTAGAACGCTGATAATTCCCAAGCCCCGCGTTGTAGGCAAATGAAACCACAGCGTCAAATTTACTTTGATGATTAGCAAGATTGGGAGAAAGTCTAAGAACACCGCGTTCAAAAAGTTCGATATCTTTTTTGAATAGTTCAACCAATTCATCTTTTGACCAAGCACGGTTATCACCTTCTTTCAATTGATATTCACCACGGGTTAGCCCTGTGTAACCTTCTTTACGAATGTTTGGCAAGGCTAGTTGGTCGGCATACATAGCGTGACCCCAACCAACCGTCCAAATCGCGGCACTACATCGATACGGGCGCGTCCTGTAGCCTTCAAAGAAGTGCATCAAGTGTTCGCCCTTGTCGCTGATTTTCATTTTTTAGACCAACCGCGCGAACCAAACCAAAAACCTACGATTGCACCAAGCATAGACATTTCATCGCTAGAAAAAATAATATCGGCTAGGCGAATCAAATCATCAATAGATAAGATTAGTTCGGGGTGCGTATGAACATAATGTGCAATCCAAGCATTGATAGCGCATAGTTCAATAATAAAAATGTAGGTAACGGTAGGGCGTACCGTACCAATGTAGTTTGCTACCCAAGTTGATGCGCGTTCTAAAATCTTTTCATCGTGCTTCAATGCCGCTTCGGTCATCGCCGCTTCGGTTTCCATTGCGATTTGGTCGGTGCGTATTTCTTCTATACGCGCTTGTGCCGCAAACCCTGCCGCGGCTAATTGTAGTTCGCGTTCTGTTTGCACACGCGCCAAGGCTAGTTCGTGCGCTTGGTCGGATTTGTTTTTGAAATATTCCAGTAGTTTAGGCAAGCCTGAAATCAGCAAACCACCAAGGGTAGAAAATAAAGAAAGCATTATCCAAGTCCAATCATTCCAAGAAATTTATTAACAATCTTGTCCGACAAATCGTTTGGCAAAAATTTTAGAAAACCAACGGCGTACCATGCGATACACATTCGCACAAATATTTTTAGCCATTGGTCAAACTGTTTTTGGTACTCATTCACCGACCGCAACCCGTCTTAGCGCACATATCTTGTATCTCAGCAATACCCCAACCTACTGCGCCTAAAAACATAACAATTACAACAATGCCAATAGCCCACGCCATTTGTTCTTGCTCTTGCTCTTTACGTTTCTTTTCTTCTTCTTTTAACTTACGCGCTTCAATGGCATCGTCCCTATCCATTTCAAGTTTACGCGCCATCATCTTGTTGTAAACGTCAATATTTCCCGTCTGCATATAAAGCAATTGAAGTTGCTTTTGCAGATTGCGACTATTCATCAGCGCATTTTCTATGCGCATTGCAATTTCAAAATTGGATTTGCCGCCGTTGCGCTTGGCGGCAATCATGCTTTTTGTGGCTTGGCTTTCTGCGTCAAACAAGCGCCCAACCATCACCGATAAGCCGCCTATATCTTTGGCTACCGCTTGCGCTTTTTTAACAAGGCTTACGGCTTTCTCTAGCCCTTCTAGTGCGGATATCGGGTCAATCATTTTATTTAAGCAATGATGCCCAAATTACGCCCGCCATTGACACCAACATGATGCCCGCGGTTTTAATTAAGATGCCTTCTAACCTTTTTAAACGGGCGTTGATTTGCTCATAACGCAACGCGCATACGGCTTCATGGCTATTCAGTCGGGCTTCCGTTTCGTTCATGGCTTACAACATCAAAGGTTTTAAAATCAGAATCCATTAACTGAAGATTGTTCTTCAATCGTTGGTCATCGGGTGCTAATTTTATGGCTTCTTTTAAAAGTTGTGTTGCTTCATCTTTTAAGCCAAGATGCCATGCTGAAATGCTTGCCAAGTCCCAAGGTTGTGCGCCCCAAACATCAGGGTTCATTGTGTAAACCAAAGCCTTATCTTTGATTTCTAACGCTGATTTAGCCGCTGAATAACATTCAACCCAAAGGCTACGGCGGTAGCAGAACATCGCCAGTTCGCACCAAGGTTCGCGTGTATTAGGCGCTTCAGCAATCGCAAGGCGATACCACTTATGCGCTTCGGTAGCCATTCCTAATTCATCGTGCGCTTTACCCAACAAACGCATTGCATAGCATCGTTCGTTTTGCCAAGTTGCTTCAGGCATTGCAAGGTATTTATTTAGCGCAACAATAGCATCTTGCCAACGGTAGTAGAAAGTTAGTTCCCGTGCGTGATAGAACGCGTTACGGGGGCAATGCTTATCTTCCTGAACCGCCAGTTCAAGTAACGGCATATATTGCCCGCGGGATTTAGTATTGTCGGGGTGATGGCTTACCAATAGCATATCGGTATGCGCATAAATTTCCGTGATTCGTCCATCAGGTCGGGGGTACTCATGCACGGGGTGATGCCAATGGTAGCCGTGACGATGATGGATTTTTTCGTAGAAGAAACTAATGCCGCATCCCCAATCAAACTTGTATCGCAGTCGGGTTGTATTTTCTTGCCACACGCGTTCGATTTCTTCGCGCCAACCTTCTTCTAATATTTCATCAAGGTCTAGCGAAATACAAACATCAATGTCACGCGGGATTAACGCTAATGCGGTATCGCGGGCTTTGTCAAAACGCCAAGGCGAAATGCAAATGTCGTGAACTACCGCACCGCTTTCAATTGCCAATTCAACGGTGTTGTCAGTAGAACCCGTATCCGCAATCAAGATTAGGTCGGCATTTTTAGCAGAATTGCAAAAGCGCTGAACAAACATTGATTCGTTCTTGCTGATTGCATAAACCGCTATCTTTAATCTTTGATAAACATAAACACCAATTTCATTGTCAATGCAATGTTTCTTTGGCTTACCAAAAGTGTTTACGATTCTGTCGTGATTCCAGTTATCTTCTACATGAACTTCATACGGGTTGCCATCGTATTCACCTTGTGGGTAATGACCCAATGGGATGCTAACAATAACGGTATTGCAATGTTCGCGTAGTTTGTTTAAAACGGCAACCGCTTGGCTTTCCGTCATGTGTTCAAGAATGTCACCGCAAAAACAAATGTCGTACCTTTGCGATGGCGACCATTCCCTAACATCTTCAATCAATACGGAATCGTACTTTTCGGTTAGGTTGTACTTTTCTACATAGGGTTGCCATATCTCTACGGCTGTCCAATGTTCGCCTAATGCGGGGAACATATCTCTATATGTGCCGCTACCCGCGCCAACATCTAAGATTGTTTTACCCGTTAGGTTTAGTGATTTAACAAATTCTTTTCCTGAATTGCTGCTAAATGGCATTGTCTTATCCTTTCATATTGTGTCTTTTATTGTACTAGGAACGGTTGTGTTGGTACTGTAAAGTTTTGCGTGTAACGGGCGTATCCGTTGGTTATGCGCAAATCATCCATGTAACCATTAAAGTAATTAGTGCTACCGCCCCGCGAACCAATATACAGCGGTTTGGTAGTGTCGCCAAGTGTTGCTGAGAATGTTAGTGGTGTGCCAACCGAAACGCCATTTAAATATAACGAACAAGTGCTACCAGACCTAACTGCCGCAACATGATACCAAGTGTTTGCAGTTACAGAACTTGCACCTGAATACACATAAGATGATGAACCACTAGGATAGTATTGAATTCCTGTGGCACTCATAATAACAATCCAATCTGTCGCCACATTGGAAACATAGTTGCCAATAATATCTTGTGTTCCTGTAACGCTATTGAAGTAAACCCAAAATTCAATTGTGTAATTTGCTTGAAATTGATAGCGATTGCTTGGCAATATTTTTAAGTAATCGCCTGTGCCATCAAACGCAACACTACTACCGCCAAATTTACTTTGCGCAGTAGAAGTTTTGGAATCGCCAAGTGTTTCTGCATCATTAAACATTGCACTATCGTAAACCGCACCGTTGCTTCCCAATAAAAGCAATGATGTGTTTGTAACGGCTTGCAATGGTGCTACGGGCGGGGCAAAGTTTGATTTGTAAAGTGATGTACCTTTAACCATTCTAAAGTTTGCAAGATATCCAATATAAGGATATGTTCCACCATCTGAATTTATGCCAATATAAACAGAACCAGATGTACAAGTGTAGTTAGTGCTATCGGTGTAATTAGTACCTGATTGAACACCGTTAATATAAAACTTTGTAGTGCCTGATGAACGAGTTAAAACAACATGAACCCATGTGTTTGCCACGATTGCACCTGCGGCAGATGTATTTCTTGAATTACCATTTTGGCCTAAGTTATAAATAGTTCCCGCAGAATCAACCCACAAAATCAATCTGCCAACACTATTGGCATCTACAACATCTAAAATTTGCCTATAACTTACCAAAGATGTTTGATAAGTCCAAAATTCAACCGTGAAATCACCAGAACCCATGCCTAGTTGTGGATTGGTTGCTAAAGTTAAATAATCAGTAGTCCCATCAAAGTACATAGACCCACCATAAGTCGCGGGTGTATATGGCGCATTGGTGTTGTTAGTAACTCCAAATGGGTTTTGTGTGCGAGGTACAACATTACCTGTAGCAGTAATTGCAAAATTGTTTGTGCTATTGTCAATAAATGTTGGCGATTGGCAAGTCAACAATGATGTACCGCTAACTGCTGTGAGTGGTGTTGTTGATGGCGTAAAGTTAGAAGTGTAAATACCAGTACCAGTTATAAACCTCATATTAGATATGTAACCAGTAAAACCATTTGTATTATTAATAGAAATTCCGATATATGTTCCTACAGCGTTATAAGTTCCTGAGTTTGCCGCAGAATAACCAGAAGTGCCATTGATAAACATTTGTAATGTTCCCGCACTACGACTAATTGCAATATGATTCCATGCATTAAGGGTTACTGTATTTGTTGTAGCAATATCAGTAGGTAAATAAAAATGTAATGTGCCGTTTGTAGCAAGATATATTTGACCAAATATTGCAGTACTGGTTGTTCTGAAATCAACGATAACCTGTATAACTGCTAATGATGTCGGGTATATCCAACATTCAATCGTAAAATCGCTCGTCCCAAATTGTGCTGAATTTTCAGAACAATTTAAATAGTCACCAGTACCATCAAAGTAATTACTGTATGAAGTAGGCGTAGAAAGAATTGGCGAGAAAGGACTAAAGCGTTGAACGCTTACATCGCCTGTTTTGGTAATGGTGAAATTGTTGTTGCTGTTGTCAATCAAACGATTGCTTTGACAAGTAAGCAATGATGTACCGCTAACTGCGGTAAGTGGTGTTGTGGGGGGTGTGAAGGCGGTTGTGTAAAGTGCTGTGCCGTTTATACTTCTAAAGTTTGAAATGTACCCTGTCATTAAGTTGCCAACCCAAAATTGATTAGCGCCCCATGATGTGACTACAGATGTTGTTGATGTGCCTTGCGACACACCATTTAACCAAAGAGTTAATGTTGAACCCGAGCGTGTAAACGCAATATGATTCCATGTATTTAAAGAAACTGCGCTTCCTACAATTAAATCAGAGCCAAATGCTAGATTTGCCCTTACTGTTTTGGTTGCATTGTCAATGTAAACTTGTATTGTGCCACTAATATTCCCGTTTCCCCAAATATTGCCGTAACCACTAACAGAACCAGTTACATATACCCAACATTCAACAGTAAAATTACCAGAAAAAGAAAACGCGCTTGCAACGCTTAAATAATCACCACTACCATCAAAGTAATTAGACCAATTAGCACCGTAAGGGTTTAACGAACCTTGCGTTGTATTCCCTGCGCGAGTAATTGGGAAGTTGTTTGAACTGCTGTCCAAGAATACATTGTTGTTTACTGGTTGATTTGTTTGGCAAGTCAGTAAAGATGTATTTGTTACCGCTGTTAGTTGTGTTGTAGGCGGTGTAAAAGCGGATGTGTAAAGGGCTGTGCCTACTACAATACGGAAATTACTAATGTATCCAGTCAAATAGTTAGTTGCCGTTTGTGATGCAATGTATAACTGACCTGTATTGAAATTAGTGCTATCAGTAAAAGTGGCAACATTAACACCATTGATGTATGCTGTATTTGTAGTTCCAGAACGGGTTATTGCAATATGCGCCCATTTATTTATTGGGGCGGTAGTAGCAAACGAAACTTTGTTTACTGTGCCAACCCAAATACCAAGTTTAGTCCCTGATTGGTCTAATAAAAAACAACGCAATACTGAACCTGATGCCCCATAAGCAAAACAAGTAAAGTAAGCACCGCCTGTAGGGGCGCTAGGCAAATAAACAAAAAATTCAACGGTATAGTCACCCGCACCTAATAACGCTGTTGAAGCCGCTAAATTTAAAGTATCACCACTACCATCAAAGTAAGTAGAACCATAAGTCGCAAAACTTGGGTTAGGTGTAAATGGTTGCAATGAATTTACAGTAGTGTTTCCGTTTGCAGTAATTGCAAATGCGTTTGTACTGTTATCAATAAAGCGATTACTTTGACAAGTTAGCAATGATGTGCCGCTAACTGCGGTAAGTGGTGTTGTCGATGGTGTGAAGTTAGCCGTATAAATTGCCGTGCCTTTAATAACTCTAAGATTAGAAATATAACCAGACAAGTATCCTGTTGTGGCATTTATAGGGCCGTCATATCCAATATATGTGCCTCCTGCGGGGGCAAAATTAACATTTATTGTCGATGTAGCGGTTGACCTATTTGTCCCATTTATATAAAGCGTAAATGTTGTTCCAACTCTTGTAAATGCGACATGAGTCCATGTGTTTAATGTCGCAGGATATGAAACCATCGCAGAACCACCCGGACTATTATCATAAGCAGTAAAACTTACATTGCCACCATGATATGCTTTTAAAACAACCGCACCTGAACCCCAAGATTGATTAGATGCAATGATTGTTTGGTCAACATTTGTTGAAGAAGTTACATACACCCATGCTTCAACCGTAAAATCACCTGTTGCTAAATTTAATGCTGTTGTTGTTGGCGTACTTAAATAATCCCCACTACCATCAAAGTAATTGCTGTAGTAGCCACCTTCATTAGGGCTAAAGCCACTAGGCTTTGTATCGCCGTTAATTGTCACTTGCAAATTATTGGTGCTTGCATCCGTAACAAATGTTGAAGTCGGGGGGTTGCCCGTCAACAACAATGTTACATATTTAAAGAACGCATCGGTATTTAAAACCGCTGTAATCTTTTGCAAGAATTGACCAAAGCCACGCGAGGCCGCCGCGCCAAGTGAACCAATTAACGGCATAACAATCCTTACTTAAATTGCGTTTGTGAAACAAATGCAGACCAACCTGCCGTTGCGTTATACACCAATGTATAAACATAAACATCAACAGAACTTGCATTTCCCGCAGTAGGCGCTGTACCGCCTTGCCACTTAGGTGTAACGCTTGTGCCGTCAATGGTCATAGCTGTTGGGTAGTATGCAGTAGCACCATTTGTAACCATGAACGCAACCGTCAATGATACGGATGTTGTGCCACTAGCAGGTACAAACAATTGCGATAACAAAGTGGTTGTGCTGTTTGCTCTAAAGTTAACAGTCCAGTTTGCCGATGCGTTTGTTGTGTAGTACAAAACTGATTGGTCTGCACAATCATAGTTAATCGTACCTGTAGCCGCTGTTGCAGATTGCACCGCTTTCTCAAATAAAGAAGAATAGATTTGTCCAATCTTTGTACTTCTAAATGTGATTGCGGGTTCGCCAATAGCCCCCGCAGAAATAGCGGTGTTATTGCTTGAGCCGTTAAAGTCAATGTAGCCAAGAACTTTACCCGACCAAGTGCCTAAAATTACATTACCCGCGCTACTGCCTGACGATGTGCCAATTTCACTACCTGCGCCCGCACCAATAAAAGTATTAGAGCCACCGCCAGTATTATTTACACCCGCCCTCCAACCAAAATATGTGTTGTAGTTAGAGCCGTCACCCGCACCCGCTGAATAACCAAAGTAAGCGTTACCAGTACCTGCGCTTGTATTTAAACCCGCTTGCCATCCAAAGATGGAGTTAGCGTTGCCATTCAAAAACGGGCCTGCCGCATTACCAACAATCGTGTTGCCTGTTGCGGTAGTGTTTGACAATCCCGCTTGGTAGCCAAACAAAGTAGCGTCATTAGTGCCTGTAGTGGTCTTGCCGTAAACCGTGCCTAATGTGCTTTGGGTAGCCGCGCTTGCACCGCTACCTGCCGCACCCGTTGGGCCTGTCGGGCCTGCCACCGTACTAGCCGCGCCCTGTGCGCCCGTAGGCCCTGTTGGCCCTGCGTTCCCTTGTACACCCTGTACACCTTGGATGCCTTGTGGGCCTGTTGGGCCAACCGTTGTACTAGCCGCACCTGTCGGGCCAGTAGGGCCTGCCACGGTGCTATCTGCGCCAGTCGGGCCAGTCGGGCCAGTAGTGCCGTTAGTTCCCGCTGTGCCTTGTGGGCCAGTTGGCCCCGCAACGCCCTGAACGCCTTGTTCGCCCTGTATGCCTTGCGGGCCTGTCGGGCCCTCTATGCCCTGTGCGCCCTGCGTCCCTGTTGGCCCTGCAACGCCCTGTGCCCCTGTTGGCCCTGTAATGCCTTGTACACCCTGCGGGCCAGTAGGGCCTGCTACGCCTTGGTCGCCCTGCGCCCCCGTTGGGCCAACATCGCCCTGCGCACCTTGCGTTCCTGTTGGGCCAGTTGGGCCTGCTACGCCTTGCGCCCCCGTAGGCCCTGTTGCGCCTTGAATTCCTTGTGTGCCTGTCGGGCCTGTCGGGCCTGCAACACCTTGGTCGCCTTGTGCGCCTGTCGGGCCAACCGCGCCCTGTGCCCCCGTAGGCCCTGCCGCGCCCGTAGGCCCTGCAATGCCTTGGTCGCCCTGTACGCCTTGTATGCCCTGCGGGCCTTGTGCGCCCGTAGGCCCTGCAACGCCTTGTGCGCCTGTCGGGCCAGTTGCGCCAACATCACCAGTAACGCCTGTTGGGCCTGTCGGGCCCGCAACCGTGCTTGCCGCACCCGTTGGGCCTGTAGGGCCTTGCACACCCTGCGCACCATCAAGGTTAACAGTCCAATCTGCAAATGTGCCTGAACCCGTGTGGTTGGCAATGTCAACAACTAAAGCGCCTGTGCCGCTGTTATATGAAATAACCGCACCATGCAAATGCGTTGTTGTGTCACCGTTGTAACTAACGATGATGTTTTGCGCTTCGCTATAAGCCAAGCCTGTACCAACGGTAAATGCTTTTTCACCGTTAGAAACTGTATTGCTTGTTGTGCTTGTTGTTAGGTAACGGTCACCACTTGCGCCCGTAGCGCCAGTTGGGCCTGTCACGCCAATATTGCCTTGTGCGCCTGTCGGGCCTGTTGGCCCTGTCACGCCCTGAATACCTTGTGCGCCTGTCGGGCCAGTACTTCCAATATCGCCCTGTACGCCTTGCGGCCCTGTAGGCCCTGCAACACCTTGCAAGCCTTGAACGCCCTGTGCGCCCGTTGGGCCAACGCTACCCGTTGGGCCGACACTACCCGTAGGGCCTGCTACGCCCTGATTGCCCTGCGCACCAGTTGGGCCAACGCCGCCTGTCGGGCCTACATCGCCTTGTGAACCAGTAGGCCCTGCTATGCCTTGCGCACCAGTTGGGCCGACATTCCCTTGTTCGCCAGTTGGGCCTGTATTGCCTTGCGCACCCGTACTTCCAGTTGGGCCTGTCGGGCCTGTGCCGCCTGTCGGGCCTACGATTTGACCACCATCAACCCATGTTGTGCCATTCCAAACATACAAATGCCCAATAGAAGAAACGATGTACGCATCGCCCGCGGTGTTGCCAGTAGCGGGCAAATCACCAACAGTAGCGACCGCACCTTTTACGACAATACCTTGACCTTGTGCGCCTGTCGGGCCTGTCGGGCCTGCGCCGCCAGTAGCGCCTACATTGCCTTGTACGCCTTGCTCGCCTTGTATGCCTTGCGGGCCAGTTGGGCCGACATTGCCTTGCGTTCCTTGTGCGCCTGTAGGGCCAGTTGCGCCCGTAGGCCCTGCCACCGTGCTATCCGCACCAGTTGGGCCAGTAGTGCCCGCAATGCCTTGTGGGCCCGTAGGCCCTGCAACGCCTTGCACACCTTGTTCACCTTGAACACCTTGTGCGCCAGTAGGCCCTAAATTTCCTTGTGCGCCTTGTGTGCCCGTAGGGCCTGTTGGCCCTGCTACTGTAGATTCAGCGCCTGTTGGGCCTGTAGGCCCTGCGCTACCCGATGCGCCCGTTGGGCCTGCAACCGTAGAGGCCGCGCCCGTAGGGCCTGTTGGGCCAGTAGTGCCCGCATTACCTTGTGCGCCCGTAGGGCCTGTAGCGCCGCTTGCACCTGTAGGGCCTGATGGGCCGATGAGAGGGCCTGAGTCAATCCATGGCATATTAGTTACTCCAAATATAAACTGAAGCGGTTGAAGTCACATAATATGCTTCGCCTGCTGTACCTGTTGGGGGCAAATCTGCGGGTGTTGCTACAACGCCTTGAAGTTGTAAGCCTTGGCCTGTTGCGCCTGTTGGCCCTGTCGGGCCTGCTGTGCCGTTAGTTCCCGCAGGGCCTGTTGGGCCTTGTGCGCTACGGTCAACAACAACAACAACGTTGCTTGCGGGTTGAACTTTTACTTGCGTCATAACACTATCACCCCATCAGAACGAACCAAGAACAATAAGAAAATAATTAAGTCATCCGCGGGCGTTGTACCTGTTGCGGGCAAAGAAACTTTTACGCGACCTGAATAGCCAACGGGGTCGCTAGCGTTAATTTCTAATTCGGGGTCGGTAGCCATCAGCGACCATGCGCCCGCATCAATAACCAATGTGCAACTACCGTTTAAAAGGTTAATGTTTGTAACCGTTAGTGGAATTGCAGGGGGTGTTGGTGTGTAGTCAGAAATATCAAAGGTAAGCCCGTTACGGGTATCTACGATATTTGACAATTGGCGGCGAACAATCTGCGCGTCAACAGTTGCGCCTGTCAGATTTACATTTGTACCTGCATTTGTTTGGAAAGTTAGATTCCAAAAGGTTTGTTGATCCCAAACCAATTCGCCCGCTAGTATGGGGTTGTCGAACCCGCTTACTTGCGCAAGGGTATTCTTATTAAAGATGGCCATTGCCGTTCCCTAAACTTAGTTAGAACATCCGCGTTTCACGCGGGGTAATGGTGTAGTGTAGTGTTTGAATTTTAGCGGTTTATTTAATTAGGGGCAACGGGCCAAACAACATTTGTTGGGTAACCCGATTGATTAGTAATATCCCGCAATGCTTGCCTGTATGTTTGCCAATCGATTGGTATTGGTGTACCTTGGTCAATTGCCCGAACAACAACCCAATCTGATTGCGACAAAAGCATATCTCTTTTTGATATTGCCATGCCTTCAGCATCAGAGTTCTTTTCTTCCGTTGTTCTAGCGTCAGACCATGTAAATGTTGAATTACTCCAAGTGCATTTATAAGATGGCTTGTTTGTTTTTTCTATTTGTTGTTCAATGGTGTATTCCAAAATCTCGCCATCTTGAACATAGTGCGTAGGGTTTGTGCCGTAACCTTGCATGGATGCGTAGCCACTAGGAACATCAAACGGCAAAATCTCAGTATCAGTTGAACCAACAGAATCAATTTCGCCTGTCGATGTTTCATATCGGATATATGTAGCCATTATTTAACTGCCTAACAAGGGTTGATAGAACGATGTATTTGCGCCCAAAATCGTAACATCACCAACAGAGGGTGCGCTAGTTAAAAAGTTAGATGAACTATCGTAATAAGACGCTGTGAATTGGATGCTTATGTCAATTGATGTTGCCGCAACCGCGCTACTACCAAAATCATTTGTATTAAACAAGAAACTCCAACTAATTGGAAAAGCAAAATTTCTTACTGCGGGATATACAGAAGCCGTGCCGTTCAAAATTTGTGTTGCCCTATATGTACCCAAGTTAGCAATCCAACCATTGTTACCCTTTGCATAAAAGTAAAGTGTAAAAATAACATAACTTGCGCTAGGCCAATTTGTTGAAATATTAAATGATGTAGCGCATTGCATAATGCCTGTCACACCATTGGCCTTTGTCATTGTCAAAAGGTTGTAGTAAAACCCGCTTGGGTTGCCAAGATAGTAGGCGTTAATAGTTGTTGATGATGTTAGATTGTTTTTTGATTTGTTCGACAAACCGTTAAGTACCAATTCAGTACCGTTGTAAACAATGTTCTGAGTATCATCACCAAACGCAAACAAACCCGTAGGGTAAAGCACGCCCCCTGAACCCGTCATTGTTGACCCGCTGATTGCGGCATCATTAGATTTGAATGTACCCGTTACATTTAGGCTACCTGTGTTTACAGAAATAGCCGCAAGGTTGCCTACGCGTAATGCGGATAAGTAGGGAACATTCCAAACCGTGTTTCCTGTTGTTGGGCTATACACACCGTCAGATTGATAAACAGATTCACCTGCAACAATACTTGGCGGTGTTGCTTGCCAAACCGTTCCTGTACCCCATGAATCATTTGGCGGGAATGATGTGCTACCGCTTGTTGTAATTGTTGTTGGCGTAGATGCCAATGTGGTAAGCGTAGTTTTTGTATAGCAAATTCTTGCTGAAGAACCATTAAAGTTAGAAACACTTTGAATAATTACTGAAGCGGTGTTCCAGTTAATTGTTGTTTGAGTTTCTTCGCCGCTTGCAACTAAAGAAACAGTAGCGGCATACAAGTTGTAACCTGATGATGGCGCATCAGTAATAGTTGTATTCCAACCTGATGGGGCGGCATAAATACCAGTTGACCAATAAAATTGCGATGTGCCTGTTAATGTTGGCGCAGGGGCTAAACTCCAAGCATAAACCGTAGGTCTTGCGGTTTGTGTGCCCGCAATAGTATCGCCATTCTGACCAACAACATATTTTGCAAAACCACTTGCCCAACTAACTGTTGTTGTAGTTGCAGTAGCAACATCCACCACTTGCTTAGAAACAACCCACAAAGAAACATTTGAAGTTCCTGGGTTTGTAGGTACTGTAGTTGACCAAGATGCGCCACCTGTATATCCCGAACCTGCGCCAGTTGCCCATGTGTATGTTGATTCACCGCTTGGGTTGGCGGGTGGAACACCTGCTGAAGCCCATTGATATAAATATGTAGTCGCGTATTTGTTTGCGTCAGTACCAGTAGGGCCAGTTGTTCCTGTTGGGCCTGTGCCGCCTGTAGGCCCTGTGCCGCCTGACGGGCCTGTAGCACCAGTAGGGCCTACGCCCGCCACGGGATTCCAAACCAATGCCGCACTAATTGGGCTAAGTGTTGATGTAGTTACATCGTTGCCAACATTGTAGGCAAAGTAATAAGTCCCCGTGTTTAGCGTAATGTTTGAAAAAGTGTAATAAGAACCGTTGGTGACGGGTTGCCCATCAGTAGTAGATGCGCTAGTTACTAACTTCCAATCGCTTGATGTTGGTGTTGCGCTAGTTGTCCAAAACAAATTACCAAAAGTTACGCGCCCTGTTGTTGGCACAAAAACTTGAACATTGATATATGGAATAGTTGCGGTTGGGTAACCTGTAATTGTAGGTGCGGCTAATGGTGAAAAGTAACTTACCGATGCTAAACCCGAATTGGGAACGGGTGCAAATTGTGTAATGTCTTGGTCATCGTAAACTTGCGCGTTGTACTCCGACATTTCTAAACGTGCGCCTAGCGAACCATCAGGTAATGACGCTTCGTTAACTTTCATCACACGGAAAAGTTTTGCGTTCCAACCGTAATCAGTATTGGTAACGCTAACCACATCGCCCGCATCAACTTGGATGCCGTAGTAGGTAGTACTGAAAGAAACAATCAAATCTTCGCGGGCTTGTTCCAACAAACGGTTAGCAAGGTAATGCGCTTGCACCGAATCGTTAACCATGTCATAAGTAATTGAATACTTGTTAACGGGTTCGTTTGGATACAGTAAACCGCTAGGTGTTTCAATGTTTACAAATGCGGCTTGGTCGCGGTTATCTTTAAACGGGAAACGCGCTTCAACTTGGTTAATTGAAGATGTAATGTCGGTTGCACTAACGCGAATTTCGCCAATGATGTTGTCATCATCAAACGCATACGCTGTTGATTCGGCTTTGTTGACCACCACCGACCATTGACCCAATGCGGCGTTGTATGTCATCCATGAATCACACGCCGACATAATGCGGTCAATATTAGAAAGAACTGATTGCCCTGCATCTAGTACCCCGTTAATACGGTAACGCGCTTGTGTAGCGGGGTTGCCATCAGAATCGGTGTATGTAATTAGTTGGTCGCCATAAGTGTTTAGTGCGGTTGCGCTTGTGCTGTTAACAAACGCTGTATCTACTGCGCCGCCATAAACTGTACTTGTGATGTAGTCGTACCAAACATCGCCCGCTTTGGCTACGCCCGTGCCATTCAATGTGTGGCTAACTTTAAATGTAATTGGTGAAAGTTGCGTAGTGTCGGCATCGCGGTTGTAAATCATTTTGACAATTGCAAACGCCAAACCGTTCATTTGTCGTGTGCCTGTCCAACGCTGTGCAACGGCAATGTCAGAGCCGCCCATTACGGTGCTAGGTGCTGATGCGCCGTTTGTAGATGTAATTACACCTGCGGCAGTAGATTTATAAAGATTGATGTAAAGGTTGCCGCTAATCTTTGTGTTTACTTTACCTGCGCCATCGGTAAGGCTAACTACTTTTGTTGAATCTGCGCCCGTGCCAAAAGTAATTTTTCTGTCGCCAAAATACATATCGGTTGTGTCGTATGTAAATTGACCATTTGGGCTAATGCTTGAAATAGCCAAAACATAGTACATTGTTTTTTGATCTTCGGTTAGTACCGCATCAACGAATGTACCGCCCATGTACGCATCGCCATAAACAATAGGGATTGCGTTAACTGCGCTTGGGGGAACTTGTTGGCGAACACCCATATCCTGTTGCGTTTCAGGATTGTCAGCAAACACACGGGTAACAATCAATGAAACGGCAAAGTTAACTGCAAAGGTAGCCGCAACGGTTCCACCAACATAAGGGGCGATTGCGGCAATTAGTGTACTAACCATTTTTCATTCCCTAACAAAAGTTGCGCCAAGCGGTTTGTATCCGCGGCGCGTGTAATCAATCAACGGGCCGTTAGCAGAAATTGAAGTGCATACAATATCTACTTCACCCATCTTTAACATATCTTGTGCGCGTTCATCAAACGCTTTCCAAAGCCTACCGCCAACCGTTCCATTTCTGTATTCAGGTTCTACCCACCACAAAAGTTCGTTTAACTCTTTTACTTTTGGCGACCAAATGTTAGAAGTTTTGTAAGCGATGATTGCACCGCGCAAATGCGCATCGACATAAATGAAGCCGCGCCCTTGAATGATGCTGAACAATAGTTCTTCAACATAACGGGGGAAGTGGTTATGCGATTCACCAAGTTTTTTAATTGGGTTTTCATAAGCGTAAGCCTCTACAATTTCTAACAATCTTGGTATGTCGTATCTTGTCGCTTGTCTTATCATGGTACTTCTTTAGCCGATGTATTTTCAGTAACTGTAGTTTCGCTTGCTTGTGTTTGTGTTTTTGGAGGCCCACCAAAATCAAAATACTGGTTTGATATTTCAGCAACCCTATTCATTGATGTGTCGTTAGGGTAAATGAATTGCCAATTATTTGTATTTGTTTTTACGCCTGACAATCTGTTTTCCAAAATGCGGCGCATAGATGAACAAGAAATAGAACAAGTTGCAATCCTAGTTCTTGCTTCGCTGTTGAAATCTTCGGTGATTGAAACGCTGTTAATAATGCCTTGATAGCGTTTAAAAAACTGCGTTGTAGGCGTAGTAATGATTTGATTGTTTGAATCAAAGAAACCGCGCCAAACTTCTACCAATGAACCTTTAATGTCGTTGCCTAAGATGATGCCTACATTGGTTGGGTCAATGCCCGTCAATGCAATGGTCATGTCATCCGATGTTGCCTTAATGTCGCGCTGAACATCACCAACACTTAGCAACGCGCCAAGATTGGCAAAGGTAATGCCGCTAACCGTGATGGGTGCGGCGGCGTTGCAGAATGTGTAAACCGTTGCCGCATTGCCTACGGTCAAGCGTACAAATTCCGCATGATTGATTTGTGAACCAGTTACGGCGTTTATGGTTGTCATGTTATGTACTCACGGAAAACAAACGGGGCATCCCATTGGACAAACGCGCCATCCGTCATTGGGTTTAGTGTATAGGTTGGGCAAGATTCTGCAACAACCGTGAATGTGCAAGCGTTACCCAAATAAACCGTTGTGCCTGATGATGGCGTACCAATCAGCGGGCGGTTAATGCCTACTGATGAACCTGCGCTATCCGCGGTTACTTTGTAGGTGTACCCGTTAACCATAATAAAATCGCCCGCTTTAAATGTGCCGTTAGAAGTCAAGGCAAGCGTTTGCGTATTTGCCGCGGGCGCACCGTTCAGCGTAGCCGCTGTAGCCGTACCGCGCATTTCGGTAAACCACGAAAGGTTTGAATTATTAAAAGTAATTGTTTCGGGTAGTTGCCTATCTTTGTTGTCGATAGATTGGATTACATCCCTAACCTGTGGATAGTAAAGGTACGCATGGGGTTGGATAGTAAACACCCAAGGCACGGCAGTTAGATACTGCGCAACGGTGATGTAACCCGAACGCGCTACCTGTTGTCCAACCATGCGGCGATTGTTCACCGTCATTGATTGCTGAATGTTAAAGATGGTTTGAAAACTCATGCGCGACCCCTGTTAACCGCCAATGATTTATTAGCGTACTGATTTGCCGCCCAAATCGCATTAGAACTATCGTACAAGCGTTCTTCAAACGATTTGGTATCAATGGCGTTAATGTAGTTGTTTGTGATGTTTGTAGAGCCGCCCGCACCCGCTAAAGCATGGTTGGGAATTACCGTGCCTGATGAACGTGGAACAAACAGTTCAGGCCCGCGTTCACCAACCACATAAGGCGTATTGGCATTAGCAGAACCACCATCGGCTAAGAAGCCGCCAAGGTCTTGATTGCCAAAAGCGTTGCCAGTACCAAAGCCACCGCCCGCGTACATACCAAACAAAGATTTAAACAAACCTGTTGCCGATGCCTTCAATTGAATGGCAATCAAATCTTGAATGATGCTACGCGCCAAAGATTTAAACGATAACTTGCCCGTGCGAACAAAGTTATCCAACGCGCTTTCCATGTTGCCCATTACAGATTGAAAAGCCTTTGCGCCATTTTCCAAATCAGTAGGCATATCACGGAAAAACTTAGCACCTTCTTTTAAGAAGCCTTGTTCGCCTGTGCCTTCGCGTTGCGCTTTAACCGCTTGGTTTTGTGCGCGTAGGTAGCGTTCTGTGGCATCAGCTAATGCGTTTTCACGGTCAACTAATTCCTTCTTCGCATCTTTATCTAAAAGATTGTTGCGGTTAATTTCTTGAATAGCGTCTAAACGCTTTTGTTCTGCTATATATAAATCTTTTGTCAGTTGCGCATCTTCCGAACGCATATCCATTGTCTTTTGGTCAATGAATAGCAATTGATTTTTAATATCTAGTTCGCGTTGTTCTTTTTCAATACGCTTTGCCGAGTTTGTATAAGCGGCAACCTCTTGCCCTTCAATGTCAAAAAGTGTTTTGGCGTATTTTTGTTGCTCACGGTTTAAATCGTTAATTGCTTTTATTCTTGCGCGTTCTGCGGCATCATCTTCTTTGTTTTTTGCGGGCGTTACTTTTCTGCCAATACTGCCTGTTGGTGTATTTGTTGAACCTTTTTTTGCCAACGCATCAATAGAATTACCGTATTGGCTTTCGCCCATAATCTGAGCATAAAAGGCATCCCGCTTTTGCCTTGCAATAATTCCCGCAATTTCGTTACGGGTCATTAAACCTGTAGTTTCCGCTTCCGTGTTTGGCATCAATGATTTAAAGATTGATACCGTAGTTTGGAACTGCGTTAAGATGCCTTGAATAACAAATGCAACATCAGCGGCAACAATTGCAATTGTTTGAAAAACTGTTTTAAATACTTGGCCTAAGATATTTGTTTCACCTGCCAAATCTTTAATGTATTCAATACTTGTTTTTAAAACTGGGCCAAGTTGTGTAGCCAATGTCAGCATTACATCACGCGATGTTTGCGCTAACAAATCGTAAGTTTCTGCGGCGTCTTTAATTGCTTTTTCTTGTTCTTGAATTAAAGGGTTTGCTTTTGCCATTTGGTCGGCAAAACCAACCATATCAACACCCTTTGCGGCTTTGGAAAAAATGTCCATTGCTTGCGCATTGCGGGTAATTGGGTCTTCAACTTCAGCTAAGTTGGCAACTAACTTATTGAGCAATTCCTCTTGAGAAAGTTTGCCCAAGTCTTTTAAAGTAACACCCAAAGCGGCGGCAGTTTTTTGCGCCTTTTCTGAACCGCCCGCGGCATCATCAATAAATTTAGCAAACGCGGATAGCATCTTGCCCGCGTTGTCGGCTTTGCCACCTGAATTAGCAAGGGCGTTAGATAGCTGTAGAACCGTGCCTATGGCTACTTCGTTGGCTTCGGCTACATCGGCTAGTTCATCGGCGTATTGAAGTGCGGCGGCACTAGCGGCAACCAATGCAGTCGCGCCAATCTTTCCAAACTTTTCTGCGGATTCGCTAAACTTTTCTAACTTTTTGCCCGCGGCTTCAATGCCTTTATTGAATTCCGCGGTATCTATACCAAGGGCTACGCCAAGGCGGGCAATCATATTAGCCATCTTTTACCCCAAACAATGTTTTATCAAATCCGTTTGCCTGTAGCATAAACGCCATAAGGCTATCATTTACTGCCGCCTTTTGTTGTTCTGCGCTTAAAGGCGGGTAGATGTAATCATACGCACTACCTAAAATGTTGGCTAGTTTATAAGGCGGTGAATTTGCGGGGCGCATATAGTTAAACACCCCGTTGGTTAGGGATGCTATTTGCGTAAGAATTCCGTAATTCCCAATCATTCCATCGGCATACATCGTTTGAATGTTTGCCAATGTCACATCGTCTAATTCTTCAATTGTTTCTAGGGTATGCCCGTTGAAAATCATTGCGGCTAGGCATTGGCTTTTCAACGAGCCTATTAGTTTCCCCGCGCTTCCCTATAGGTCGGGCTAATAACTTCGCCAATCTTTTCTACGATTAGCATTTGTACAGCAATTGGGAATTCTTCTTCAATATCCGCGTATGTCAAATCTTCAAACGTTACACCTTCCATTTCAGGAACTAGCAACTTAAAGAATTCGGTAATGCGGGCTTCGGTGATGGCTTTGTTTTTAGCCGCTTCACGCATTGAACGCCCTTCAACCAAAATGTCGTTATCCGTAAATTGGAATTCTTCGCTTTGATTGTTTTCAAACTGACGCAATGGCGATGTGATTTCAATGTAGATTTTCTCTACTAATTCTTCATCGGGTTCTGAAACCTTTTTGTAGATGGCATCCGATTCGGCAACCAAAGGTATGCGCACCTTAAAGGTATGCCCATTCAACACAAACGAACGGGTTAAAAGGTCTTTACGTTTTGCTTGGTACTTTTCACCAAATGCTAAACCTAGTTTTGTCATTTATTTTTTATCCTGTATTTATTGATACGCCTTGCCAAAATTTCCCCTAGCCGTTTGGCGGTTTGGTCGGCTTGGGATTCCAAAGCAGGGCGTAGAAACGGTTGCGCACCATTTCTAGCCGTGCCAAACTCTTGCGCTATTGCACGGGCATCCGATAGAACGCCCACTTGCCTTTTTGCATCTTTTAATTTGCGGTTGTAAGCGGCTTTATCGGTTTCATACAACGATGCGTTTGCTTCGTAAAACTCTTTCTTAAGTTTTTTCTTAAACGCTTTTGTAGTGACCACCGCAATGACAGCATCTTTTTCGCTGATGTACTTAGAACGAATGTCGCGATTTGTTGGGCGGCGGGCTTCCACTTGCATCGTACTAGCCAAGTCGCCTGTATCTTTTGGCGCGTTCATCTTTGCCATCAACAACACGGGTTTCATTGCTTCCCGTGCGGCAGGGACAAGAATAGAACTTCGCGCTTTCTTGTCGCCAATTTCATCGGCTAGTTCCCCAAAAGCGGCTAGTACATCTTTCAAGCCTTCAATTTTGTAGGTAACGCCCGACATAATTAACTCATTGGCTTAATAATCTTTTGGTACAGCGCGTTATTTAGCGTGTGTACATACTCTACGATTTCATCGGGCGTAAATTTATCCGCATGGTTTGCGGCAATCTCATGCGCCAATGTAATCGCAGTTAGTTTCTGTTGGGTAAACCCAAACCAATCCTTTCGGGTGTCGGTTTGGGTTACCAAGAAACTTAGTAAGTCGCTAGTGTCTTTTATTGTAGTTTGTGTCATATTAAGTGTTGTTAGACCAACCGTTTTGATTGCCGCGGGGGTGAATTGTGAAATTGCATTTTGATTCTGCGTTAGGCGTGCCTTCAATTGTGAATTGAGAAACGCGACCATTGAAAGCGTAGGCAACGGTGTTTGCACCTGCTGTAGCACTAACAACAAAAGTACGGTCAATCAAACCAGATTCTGAATCGCCACGAATCAACAACAAAGCGGCATCGCTAGGATTCCAAGCGGCAGTAATGCTAAGTGATGTTGGCGCAGATTGTGTTGGGATTTTGTCAGATTGACGCGAACCCGCAACGCTGAAGTTTGCAACCGCATCATCTTGACCAAATGCGGGTACGGCTTCAACGGGAACGAGAATACCGTCAGTACCAGTACCATTGGCGGCAGTACCTACGATGTCGCCAATTTCACCTGTCCATGTGTCCAAGTTAGCGACAGCGACAGCAGTAGGCGTAGCGCCTGTTTGCATCCAAAGGGCGGTTGTAAAACCTGATAAAACTTTATTTGGGAGAGCCATGTTTGTATCCTTAAAAAGAATGGTTAAAAGAACTATCTTGTCAGGTTGATATATTTAGTGTGCAATCAAGAAAAACCTGCGCAAGTTTTTCATCATTGTCATAACTGTTGTAAAGCCAAAACACATCGGCTTTGGCAACTTCAAAACCGTTAGTTGCACCACCAAACAAACCACTATATCCGTGCAAGGATTGTAGTATTTGATTGGAAATAGTGAAACCATCTTCTATCTGTTGCGTAAAAATACTTATCTGAAATGTTGGGGTGTCAATGCCTTTTACGGATTGAACTGGCCCTGTGTACACCTCTTGGTGAACATTCCGTAGCATCCAAACAATAAACTTAGGTTCGGTCGCAAAGTTACGATTAAACGCGGCGTAAACTGGAATGGGCGAAACAATGCTTTGCAGTTGATACTGAATCGCTTTGCCGTACTGAACGGGATTTTGTTGCGTTGCCATTTATACCGCCGTAACTGGGTCAGTTCTGTAAGCAATGATAACCACCATCATCCTATCGTCAGATTCGCGGATATTGTCAATGCGCCAATCAAACCCGTTATAGGTGATTGAATACAAGTTTTGGTTACGCACCATTTCACGCGTGTTAGGTGTGTAGTTCAAAGTGAAATTAACCACATCTTGATAAAGGCGGTACTTTTCAGAAATCTTTAAACTGTTTGCAACGGAATGAACACGCGCACGGGTTCTAAACCAAGTTGTTTGCGCTGTGCTTTGTTCGCCAAAGTCACTTTTAGCAAACGCTAGGTTGTTAACCGTTATTTGTTCAAACCGTGCAATTGCCATTACATCACCAAAGGTTTGTAGGGTCGCAATAATGTAGCCACACCAAACGGAATTTCGCGCAGTAGGCTTTCAGTTGTATTGCTACGATTGTTATACAAATGCGTAAACAAAAGCAAGCCCGCTTGCTTAATAACGGGGTATGTTTGCAACGGATTAGGTGCGGTTGTGTATTCGCAAATAATCGGTGCGGTCATCTCGCTATTGATGCTTGTAGGCAATGATTGAATGATTACCTTGTTGCCGCTTGCATCGTAGTAATATTCCGTAGGCGAAATTACTGTTAAAACGGGCGGTGTGCTGTTGTCCCAATATGCTACGCGGTCAACGGTTACACCCGACAAATCTTGATATTGGTTTTGCGATACTTCAGGCAAATCTAAACACACGGGGGAATTGGCTAAGTTTTCTGCGCCGTACCAAACACGATATGTAACGGAAAAGATAGAAAGCCCTAAGTAATCTTCAATGGCTTGGCGCACCGCAACTTCTAACGCCCTTAAATAACCATCTTGGGATTCATCTTCAAACAAGTTAATTTGGTTTGTGATTTCATCCAAGGTTAACCAAGGCGTAACAACATCGCGCCCAATCTGTTCAAACTTTACATAGTTAAACGGATTGCGGGTAGCCGCCCCGTAGGGCGCACCAAGTAATTGGCTATCTACAGACATTTAAGCCCCCTTTTAGGCGGCACTCATACGAACACCCGCGAACGGGTCGCGCACGGTACTAACCATTCGTTTCTCCGCGTACATGGTCACAAAGCCCGCTTGTGTTTGTTCAAACATTTGCACCGACATTTGTTCTGTATCGCCAATTGTCAAAAAGCGATTCCAGTTCGCCAAGTAAATGGGGAAATCTGTAGAAAGGTATGGGTTGGGGATAACGGGCCAACCAAACACGCGACCAACCGCCGCACCATCAGCATCGCCAATTTCCAAGAACAAAGGCAAGCCTTGACTATCTTTCAATTGACGCAATGTTTGAATCATTGCAGGGCTAATATGCCAAGCGGTAGATTCTAGCGACCAATACTGCGGGGGCAGGGCGTTAGCCATGTTGGTCATCTTGTTGTATGTCACCGCAACGCCGCCGTTACTAACCGTAGCGATAGTATGAATACCATCAGTAATAGCCGTGCCACTAGAACCGAAAGCGCTAGTAGCGCCGCTAGTGTAACTATCCAAACCACGCAAACCATCAGTAGCGCCAGTTGATGTAGTTGTACTGCCCGATTGGTCATCATTGATAACCATTGATTGACCTTCAAGTTGCGCAAATTCAAGCGCCAAATCTTCAACCAATGTTGTATCAAGTCCATTAACATCACTTAGCACCGCCGTTCTGATGGGCAATTGTGCGACCAATACGCGAACGGGTAATTGCCAAATAGAAGTGTTCACATTAGGCGAACCGCTATTAGGCGTGAATGTGTAACCCCAAGGGTTTGTAGAATTTGCGGCGTTACCAGTCTTGGCAACAAATTGGGCATCAGAGCCGTTAACCGCAATTTGGCGTGAGCCTTGACGCAATGGGTTTGCTTGACGCAAAGCCGCAAACGCATCATCGAAAACAACATTACCACCGACACCCGAACCCGAACCAGTAATTGCGCTTGCTTCGCGCAAGTCGATGTTTACTTTGCCGCCTTCGGTGATGGCCTTTTTGATTCCGTCCAAGATTTTTTCGGTGATTGACATTTTGAATTCCTATTTAAAAAAAGCGGGGGATTTTCGCCCCCCGCTAATGGCAACGCAACTATTAGGTAGCTGTGCCTGTGGAACGATAACGCACACCTGCGTTAGGGTCACGAACCGATGTAGCCAAACGTTTTTCGCCAAAGAATGTGATAAATCCTGGGGCTGTTTGGTCGTAGCGGCGCATAACCATGTTCAGGCGGTCAACGATTGTGTGGAAACGTGACCAGTCAGCAAAGTACATTGGGTACAAACTGTTTGTACCTGCTGAACCTGTTGTGGTTTGTGATGGTGTGTCCAAGTACTTGTTCACAACAACATCAAAGCCCAACAATGTGCCAACGATACCGTCAACAGACAAACCTTCATTACGGTTGAAGATAGGTGCGCCATTGGTATCGCGCAAAGCACGAATTGCGTTCAACAAGATTGGGCTAACAACAAACTTAGCGTTTGAAGTCCAGTATTGTTGTGGCAAAGCATAGATGAAGTTGATAACGTCAACATAAGAAATGTTGTTTGCGCCAACGGTGTTAGCGTTAGTGGTCAATTGGTCATAAGTGGCAAGGCTATGCAAACCGCTTGTAGAACCAGTACCGCTAGTACCAAATGCCGCTGTAGAGCAAGTACCACCTGCGTAAGTGCTGTTAGCACCTGCGTATTGGTCAAGGCCACGCAAACCGTTAGAACCGCCGTAAGGCAAAGATGTAGCGCCTTGGTCATTGTTCTGAATCATTGACAAGGCTTCAGCTTGGCTGAATTCCATCAACATATCGTCAACTACGTTGGCTTCCAAACCATCGATGTCATCCAATGCGGCGGTACGAATTGGGAACTGAACGTTCAGGTCTTGCAAAACGATTTGCCAAATGGTTGTATCTTCAGTTGTAGCTGAACCGTTGTTCTGAATTGCATAACCCCATGCCGCACCTGCATTACCAGTTTTGACACGGAATTGATAAGAAGAACCATCAGTTGCTACTGTGCGTGACACACCGCGCAAGGGATTAGCCAAACGCAAAGCGGCAAACACGGGGTCATAAGCGGTGCGACCACCTTGGTTGTTACCTGAACCTGTCAATGCGGATGCCTCTTTCAAGTAGGCTTCCATTTGTGATTCGTCAGCAAAGATTTTCAGTTCTTTTTCTACGCGGTTGTTGCCTTTGTAGAAAGAAGCCAATTGTTCTTTAACAGAACGGTTCACATCGCCGCGCACGGATGTGGCGGGCTTGACAATTGCAGGGGCTTGAATAGATGCTACTTTGGCTTCCAAAGAAGAAACCAGTTCGCTAAATTCAGCTTTAACCGCTTCAATAGCGGCGGGAATTTTTGCTTCAACGGCGGCAATGCTTTCGCTTTGCTTGGCTTCGATAGCATCCAATTTTTCAATGATTGCTGTGGACATAATTAACCTTTAAGTTTGTTATCCAATAATTTTAGAAGTTCGCGGGCTTCAAGAGCCGCAAGAATTTCCGCTTCGGTAGCCTCCGCATTTGAATCACTCAAAATAGGCGCAATTTCAATAGGCGTTGGCGTTGCATCACGCAATTCCAAAACTTTCTTGAATGTAGATGCGGCGGCTACCGCATCCTTTTTAGATAGCCCAACTTCACGCAAGGCTTGTTCCAAAACTTTTAAATCTGCTGAACCATCAGGTCGGAAATATTCCAACTTGCTAACTTCAGCTTGTGGGTTGTTGGGATACATAACTACAGATACTTCGCGCAAACCGCCTTTGGTGATTTGAAAATATGCTTCATCAGATTGGTCGGGTTCGCCATCAGAATTCACCATTTGGTATTCTTCAGCGTATGCGCCAACGGAAACGCCACCAAACATTTCGGGCGATTCTTGCATAACTTTATAAAGGTCTGAACCCATCGTAGTGTTGACATACAAACGCCCTTCGGCTTTCATTCCTGTATCGTCAAACTCAAATGCAGTCCATTCACCAACGGGGATTGCATCCGCATTGTGATTTACAAACATGGGTAGGGGGCGACCCGATTTTGAGAAATCTTCAGCCCATTGCATAAAGCCTTCGGGTTGGTAGTTAAAGCGCCTACCGTCTGCGCCTTCACGCGCACCCCAAGTAGTTACGGTCGCTTCAATTTTGCCTGTTTTTTCGCCTTGCTTTTCCAAAACTAATTTGGCTTCGCAAACCATCAGCAGGTTTTTTTCGGTCATGGATTACCTCATCAACTTTAGTTCGGTCGATGTCATATATTGTTTTCGGCGGTCGCCCTCTTTTCGGGGGCGGTTCTTGATTTGGCTTGTAAGTTGCCAACGATGCTATCACAATCTTAAAAATGTGTGACACTTTATTTTTACTTGCCGATATTCATTTTTCGGGTCTGATTTCCACCACCACCGCCTGTATCTTGGGGCGATGTTCCCGCAATCGGTTTATCTTTGCCACCCTTATCAATCAGTTCGTCAGCACCTTCGATATTCGGCATACCCAAATATTCGCGGGCTTCGTTGGGGGTCATAATTCCATTTGTCACACCCGCGGTAGCAAAATTCATTTGGTCTAATGGTGCGCCTTTCAAGAAATTGCGCGTATCAAACTCAATTGACAAATTGGGGTAGCCAACAAACAAATGTTGCTTTAATTTCTGCTGAATGTTAATTAGCGTTGGGTACATTGTGGATTTATAGAATTCATCCATCATTGTTTGTGTATTGTTGTACTTTGAATCACCAATACCAATCATTGCCGCGGGTACGCCAAACAAACCGCAAATACGCTTCATGGTTTGTTCTTTCAACTTAGCCGCGTCCGTATCTTGCAGGGTCAACATATCCAAAGGCGTGTACTTCATGCCTTGGTCAAGTAACATACCTTGACCCGCCTTGCTTGGGTCGCTTGGCTTACTAGAAACCATTGCCGACCATGCTTCTTTCAAACGGGCGGCAATTTCTTTGTACTTAGCATCGGGAATAACTTGTTCGCTAGTAAACATACCGCTTGGCTTTGCGCCGTTCTGCATAATGTAGTTCGCGTACAAATCAATATCTTGGTCTAGCGAAACAAGTTCAGCCGCCAAGATGCCTTTGTTGAAACCCGCAGAACCTTGCCAGTTCATTTCCTTAATGTGCATCACTTGGTTAAAGTTCAGCGGTTCATCACGGTTAAAACCGTAACTAGGCGTACTCAAACGATACGATGGGTAACGCGCAGGGGTGATTGTTACGGCAATCAAAGTTGAATCAAGCAAGTACATTTCTAACGGGGTTTCCGTTGTACTTTTTTGGTCTTTACGCCACCAAAGGGTAAATGCTTCGCCCGCAAGTTCGTACCACATCAACCATTGATACCAAAATTCGTAGGTGCTTTGGAAATGGTTAGGTTGCGCCAAAAGGTTTGCCACTTGCTTGGCTTTTGCCTTGTCCCGTGCGCCTACCAAATCGGATTTGATGGCATCCACATAAGTGCCATCTTCGGCTTGGCTAACCACACGAATAGGCAGTTGGGATAGCGCCCTAGCCTTTGCCGCAACGCAAGCAATCACCGTTGAATTGCGCGTAAGCAATGACATATCCACGGGGCGACCCGCGTTATTGGTCGCGCCTGTGGTTACATAAAGGATTTGGGTATTGACATTCGGGGCTTGTTTAGAACCCTGATAAACGATGTTATTACCTAACGCTGATTGACCAAATAGCACATTTGATTCATTTTTTTGGTCTTTATTGCGCTTGAAAATATCAAAAATAGCCATGTTTTTACCCAATTTCCTGATGGTTTACCATTCAAAACTTCTAAACCCAAATGTATCAGAAACAAAAACATTGTCTAGATGGCAATGCAAAGCCATAATCATTGCAATAATTCCGTCAACTTTTGCGGATGTATCGGCTTCATTCTTGCGAACCTTCACATTTCCATTTACATCCGTATAAACTTCAGCGTTTCCTAACTGCCAACCAACAAAAGGGTTGCCATCGTGCATGATTCCCTTTTTCAAAATCAGTTGTTCAGCGGTTTTAGATGGGTTAGATAAAACCGCCATGCCCTGACCAACTTTCTTTACGGGTAAACCCTCGGCATACAAGTTAGCCACCAATGAAGCGGCGTTGTACGGGTCATAGCCAATTTCTTTCACATCGTACTTTAGGCATTGCTGTTTTATGTACGCTTCCACTTCATTCAGGTCGGTCACATTGCCTTGCGTAAGCCGCAAAATGCCGCTTTGGTGCGCCTGTGAAAAGATTGATTTGTAGTGATTGGGGATTAGGTCTAGGCTTTCAATCGGTAGGAAAAACTGGAATTCTGCAAAGAACTTTTCTTCCGCATATCGGTGCAAAGTACACACCGCGTTCAAGTCGCGGCTATACGCCAAGTCAAACGCAATAAAGGTTGATTCGGGTTTATCTTCAGGCATCTTGCCTACGGAATCATCCCAATATCGGCGGTCAACCCATGCGCTGTTTGCCGATACATAAATGTTAAGTTGCTTGCATAGGAATTCGTTAAGGCTTGCGGGCTTGGCTTGCGCTTCCTGTGCCATGTGCCTAATGTGTTCGGCAGTAACCGATACGCCAAGCATAGGGTTTGCTTTGCCCCAAGTTTCTTCGTTAGACCATTCATCGCCCGCATCGATGGAATACAGTAAACCAAACCAACGGTAGTTATCTTCTGCCGCACCGCGTAGCACATTGCGCAAGTGGTTTAAATCTTCGTAGAACTTGGTTTCTTTGGTAAACGATGCGGTTGTGAGATACATACGCAAAGGGTTCTTACGCGCACCCATACCCGAATGTAAAACCTCAATTGAGCCGCGTTCCACAATCTGCGCCGCTTCATCAATCATTGCGCATGATGGGTTTTTACCGTCACCCGTTTTTCTATTTTCACGGGATAGCGCACGGTAGGTAGAAGTTGAATCGCCCGCTTTCTTCAATTCACTACGGTAAACAACAAACTTTTGTTGAAATTCAGCAACCATGTTTTCAATGATTGCCTTAGATGAATCAAAGCAAATGCTTGCTTGTTCGCGGTTGGTCGCCAAGGTAAACACTTCAGCGCCCGCATCGCCAAACTGTAGTTCATACAAAGCAATGATTGACGCTAGGGTTGTCTTACCCGATTTACGCGGCACGAACAAGATTACATCCGTTACCCAACGAACGGTTCTATCTTTCCTATCCCTGAACCCGTAGATAGCCGCCAAGAACAAAACTTGAAACGGTTGCAGGGTGATAGGCTTGCCCGCTTCAGCGCCTTTAACATGGCGGCAAAACTTGGCAAACTTTAGGATGTGTTCGGCTTTTTCGGGTACGAATTCATAAGGCGCATCCCGCCGTTCCACCATATCGAGGAATCGTTGGGCTGCTAACTTTACATCTTCACACGCGTCAATGTCGCCAAGGGTTACGCCCCTAGCAT